AACCAGAAACCAGGTTGGTCCCGGTCGGGAGTTCCTCGCCAGTGATCAACGGATTCCAGTACGAATTCCTTCACGTTGGTGAAATCGAAAATTCAGCGTGGAAACTGATGAACAAAACCGAGCGCGAATTCTGGATGGCGGAAACCAACCGGGATATTGTGCAGCGCGCCGAAGAAGAAGCGGCGGAACGTGCGTACACCGCTCCGGTGGAACGCGGTGACCGAATCAAGAATCCTCTCGACGTGGCAGTGAAACGGATGACCTAGGGAATGGTGGCTCTGATAGTGCGAACGGAAACGGAATTCAACCATTACGCCAAGGACGGCGAAGAACGGATGATACTCAAGATGCTTACCAAGGCGGAAGGGTACGCGAAACGGTATTCGCCGGTTGACTTGCTTGAAGATGTTCGTTCATTCCTTCCGCTGGATGTCACCAATGCAGTGCGGGCATATTTATCGGAGGAATCCAATTCGGTATCGCTTGAATCGTTTATCGCGATTTGTGTTCGAAACCGGGTCACCAAGGTATCGAAGCTCAAGTACAACCAGTACCGGGTCCGTGGTGAAATTACCCACGAGCCAAGCGTATGGATGCGGGACCAGGTTGGGATTGAGGAAGTCCTGGACCGGCTTAGTCCTGTATGCCGCGCTTTGGCCGAGTTTGCTATCAACCGGGAAGTGCCACTTGACCTTTATCTGGATTCGTTTGCTGTGGCGTTTGAGCTTGACATTCCCGTTGATGAAGTTTCAGCGATCTTCGAAGAACTCCGAAAGGAGATTGAACATGGCGGTTAGTAACAACATGCCGGTGCGGTTGTGTATCGATCCAGGACATGGGATGTCAAACAGGGTCCAAGGGAAGTACGATCCTGGAGCGTGCGCTCATGGCCTATCAGAGGCGGATATCGCGCTCCAATGGGCGTTGACCGGTAAATGGGTGATGAACCAAGCCGGTATCTTCGTGTACCTCACGCGCGATGATGACCGCGATCATACACCGGTCGGCTCGCGCGATGACATGGCAGAGCGTCAAAGCTGCACGCACTTCGTGTCCATCCATTGCAACGCTGGCGGTGGTACCGGATGCGAAACGTATTACCGGGATGATGGTGATAAGGCTTGGGCGCAGCTAGTTCAAGACTCACTACTCCACTCGACGGGGCTCAGGGATCGCGGGCTTAAACTCGAAGGTGAAAGTCAACATCCACGGCTCGCGGTGCTTGGCTTTGGTGGTCCGGCTTGCCTTGCGGAAACGGGGTTCATTGATAAGGCTCATGATGCCAAGCGGTTGGTGGACCGCGATGTTCGGATTCGGTTCTGGGAATCCGTACGGGATGGGTTGCTTCGATGATGCACGTATTTAAGTCTACGGCTCAGGTGGTTTCCCCAGCATGGTGGAAATGGGTGGTCGCTGTTGCGGCTGGCTTGCTTGCCGAACTCCATCCGGTGGAGGCTGTGCGGACTGCTGTGATTACGGCGGTCATGCTTTTGCTTGTTGATACGGTAACCGGGATTTACGCGGCGATTGTGACGGGTAAGGCTCTCAGTTCAGCAAAGTTCGGGCGGGTGATTGCGAAGTCTTTTGTGTACATGGTGTTCCCGGCGGTCATTTCGTACGGCTTTACGGCGGTTGGGCTTGCTGGCCTTGCTTCGCCGGGGGCTACTGCGGTGGCAACACTCGCGGTGTGCACGGAGATGGTTTCGATTACGGAGAATATCGAACGCGCCGGGATTATGAAGGTGCCGAAGTGGATCAAGCGGCTACTTAGCGAAAGGATTGTAGACATTAAGGAGAAAATGGAAGATGAGAAAAGCAGTTAGTCTTTTGGCGTGCCTTGCAGTAGCGGGCGCGGCTCATGGTATCGGTGGAACGTATTTGCTGGATACGAAAACAGGGATGTACAGGCCGGTGGTCTTATCGACTATCGGTACGATCCGAAACCCGCTGTCGCTCCGGTTCGATTTGAACGTGGACCTGTACGCAGGGCTCAATGATTTTGACCGGGTGGTGCCGGGTGTTTGGCTCTCGGGATCATTCCGCGCGGCGGATAACTTGACGGTGAACGTCGGTCCGGCTATCGAATTCAACGGCGGGCGGGTTCGATGCCCTGGAATTATGATCGGTTTTGTCCTCCAACTCTAAACCTCGCTCAATAAAAAGGCACCGCAAGAGTGCTGTATCTGCGCATAGCCCCGGTGGATCACGGAAGTCCAGCCAACATGCCGGGGCATTTTTCTAGGTTTGCATGGCTAGTATTGATCCAAAAGTAAAAGCTCGCGTCATGGGCGCATGGGCAACGGGCAAGTACACGATGGGGCAATTGTCCGAAAAGTACGGGGTCCACAAGGCGACAATCTCCAATTGGGTCGGCGAGGCGAACGGTAGACGAAAAAATCCAAAGATAGAATCAGATAATCCGCGGTTTAACCGATACATGGAGGCACTGGAGAAGTTCGGGGTCGCGGTTATGGAGATGATGACCAGCCAAGCCGAATTACTTTCCGATCCCGAGTACATCAGAAAACGAGACACTAATGAAATCATCGCGCACTCAAGGTTTATCAGTATTGGGCTGGAGCGATTCATTCAATTGCACCGACCTATTTCAACTGCCGCCGGGGATGTCCCCGCACTCCCGGAATCAACAGACGACGACGAAGCAGTCATACCTGAATTGGTTGAAGAGTAACGCTCCAAGAGGGTACCGGTACGACTCACCGCACTTTAGGAAGATGTGCCGATTGGTGGACCGAGTTGTCGCTGGAGAAGTGGACCGTGCACGCATTCACATTCCCCCAGGCCATGCCAAAACGGAAACGGTCACATGGCGATTGCCTACGTATTGGTGGCAGGATGTTGATCCAAAAGCAAAGATTCTAGTCACTTGCTACAACCAGACGTACGCCAAGGAATTGGGTTGGCAGTGCCGGGAGTTCGCGCGCGAGCACGGGATTGAAATGCGCGAAGATACCAACGCAAAAGATATGTTCCGAACAAAAGCGGGCGGCGTGCTTATGGCTTGCGGCGTGGGAGCTACTCCAATGGGTCGGCGTTTCGATGTTATTATTGGGGACGATCCGATCAAGGACCGGAAGCAGATCGAAAGTAAGGTCCAGCGTGATTCGATGTACCAATGGTGGTCTCAGGGCATTATGACCAGGCTTCTACCGGGTGGGCGCGTCATTCTCGTATTCACTCGGTGGCATGAGGATGATATCGGCGGGCGTCTATCGAAGCGTGAGGAAGATGGTGGGGATGTTTACGAGACATTGATCCTTCCGGCGATTGACGATAAGGGGCGTGCGTTGTGGCCGGAGCGGTATCCGCTGGAAGCACTTGAGCGTATCAAGCGCAATATGGTTGATACAGACGGATTGCGTGGCTGGGAGGCTCTTTACCAACAGAACCCTACACCGCGAGAAGGTGCCATGTTCAAGGTATCCGCGTTCCAGTTCGTAGACCGCCATGAAGTACCGGAGATCGTTCGGAGTGCGTGGTATTGGGATTTGGCGATCACGGCGGGAGCGGGTGACTACACGTGCGGTGTACTCATGGGGGTGGGATCGGATGGGAACTATTACATCCTGCGGGTGGTTCGCGGGCAATGGTCCGGCGCAAAGCGTGACGAAACGATCTTGGCGTGCGCGCATGAAACCGGGCGGAGCGTTCCGGTGTGGGGTCCACAAGACCCTGGTCAAGCGGGCGTAGTGGCTGCTCAAGACTTCCAAAGGAAACTGGCAGGGTTCTCAACTCGCATATTCCGGGAATCCGGCTCCAAGTCGGTCCGTGCGACTCCGTATGCTTCGGCGGTGGAGCGTGAGGCAGTGTACTTGGTTCGTGGACCGTGGACTACGGAGTTCATTGAGGAGCATCGAACCTTCCCGCTCGGAAAGCATGACGACCAGGTGGATGCGGCGGCGAACGTGTTCAACGGGCTTCATTCCGGGCGTACGGGTCAACTCATCGGTTAGTAATGGTAATGAAGTGGCCTTGGTTGCGTACAAAAGGTGAAGGCCGGGGATTCGCTACGGTTCAGAATGACTTGACCGGTGGTGCGCTTTTTCGTGGACCGTTGACGGCTCCGTTCTCGGCGTCCAAGGCTACTGCCAATTCGGTTGTGGCATCGTGCCTTCAATGGTCTAACGATAACATCATTGAACCTGACCTGGTCGTATTTGAGTCCAAGGGTGGCAAGTCGCAACCGGTAGAATCACCTGGCTGGGCTGGGTTTTGCAGGTCGCATGATGTTTACCGGATGGTCCAGATTCTAGTTCAAAGTCTGAATCTTGACGGTAACGCGTACCTGATCAAGCATAGGGATGGTCGCGGGAATGTTGTCGGTGTGGATGCAATTCCGTTCGTGTACGCCAATCCGAGGATGAACTCTGGGCGTACGGCGATTGAGCGGTACCAGATCGGTGGCGAATCGTACCTGCCCGAAGATGTCATTCACTTTAAGCGTTGGGTGGATGGCGCGAACCACCTCATGGGTTGCTCGGCTATCAAGTCCACGATGCGGGAAATCCTGACCGATTCGGAAATCGCGGCGTACATGCACCGGATTATTCAGTCGCCAACTCCGGGAATCCTGGTGTCTGTGAACCAGGAATACTTAGCATCGGAAGATCAGGCGGCTCTTGAGGCTTTGGCTCAATCTAAATTCAGTGGTGAGAATGTCGGTAGGCCGATGGTTTACAACGGCGACATTAAACTTCAGACCGCAGGGTTCTCTCCGGCGGATTTGGCGGTGGATAAACTCTCGACGCTCCCCGAACAACGGATCACCGGCGCGTTTGGGATTCCTCCGGTTGTGGTCGGTGTGGGTGCGGGCATTGATAACATGACGTACGACAACCTGCGTACTTCGATGTACAAGGCTACGACGGATCACCTCATCCCGCTGTGGCAGTTGATCGAACGCCAATTGACGCGGGAGCTTTTGCCGTTCGTAGATTCGCGTCCTGGCCGAACTTTGAGCTTCGACCTTTCGATGGTCAAGGCTCTTTCGATTGACCTTTCTGATGAGTTTGACCGCGTTGATATGATTTGGCGGTCCGGTATGATTGACCGGAAGACTGCGCTGGATATGCTTGACTTGCCGTTCGAGGATTCGGACGCGGGTGTTTGGTATTGGCAGCTCTCTCCGGCGTCCAGCGCGGCTACGCTTGGGACGCGATCACTTCGGCGGCGATACTGATGTGCGATATCACGATTGGCTTACCTGACCTTCGGACTCTGTTCGAGGAAATGCCGTCAATGCAGCCTGCCGATTCGTGGCAGTCGGTAGCAAAGGGTTTGCGATCTAACGTGTCCAAGATGTCGCGGGCGGTTGAATCCAAGACCATGACCGCGATTGAATGGCGTAACCGGTTCGATACGGTGGTTCGGCTTGGGCATATCAATTCTCACTTGGCAGGTCAAAGAATTTCGGGCGCGTCTGTATTCGAGGCGGAAGCGGCTCGGATGGGCGCAATTGTTGGCGATCTCGAATCTCCGTACATCCAAGGGTTCTTCCAAGACTTGAATAACGGTGCGTACGTCGATGGTGATGGTGTGTTCAAGACCAACCAGTTCATCAATCGCATGATGATGTACGTGCAAAAGACTCGCGGAACGGCGTACGATGGTTTTGTTTACGGCTCGCCGGGAGCTACGTTTGACTGGAGGATCGGCGCGGTTGAAGATTCGTGCCCTGAATGCCCGGTATGGGCGGAGGGTGGACCGTACACCGAAGATACGCTCGCTATTAAGCCGGGGAGTGGCGATACTACGTGCCTCACGAATTGCAAGTGCTACCTAGTCCGCCATGACGGCGTGTTGGGTCCGCTACCGTTCGGCGTCAATCCATAGCGGTTCTTACCCTTATGGGCACTGAAACCATCGAAAAGCCTGCCTTGGCTTGGAATTATGATTCCGTTGACGCTATCGCCATGTGTGCGATGTACGAATGCGCTTCATTTATTGAAATGGCAGCATGGATCAGAGTGGATATTCGCGCGTTGAATCGTGGACATGATGCAGATCGCTCTTGCCCCGAAGATTTGATGGAGTTGTTCTTTGAAAAGCTGCCGCCTGTGCAAAAGAAAACTACATTCACAATCAATGGCGGGTTTGCAGTAGGCTCTGAAGTCATATTCACAATCGAAGCCGGTCAAGTCTATAGCGGTTAGTAGGGGTATGGCAATTACTCTTGAAAAGCGCGTGCTTGGTATCGGCCATGAACTCCGCGCGCTCGATCCGAAAGAAGGTGACTCCGGCGGATTCTCCGGCTACGCCAATCTAACCGGGATCGTTGATGAATATAGCTCCATGTTCATGCGTGGCTGCTATACGAACCTCGATAGCCTGGTCCGTGATGGGTTCGTTCCGGTTGGTCACGATTGGGAGGAGCTTGGGGTTGCGTTTATTACGCTTGCGGAGGAGCGGGAGAAGGGGCTTTATATTGAAGTCCGGTTCCACTCAGACGCGGATGCGCAACGGGTTCGGACTCGGGTCCAGGAGCGAATTGCGAATAACAAATCGGTAAGTCTGTCCATCGGGTTCTTTACCTTGGAGGATGAAACTACCGAGATTGACGGGAAGCCGGTACGGATGATCAAGAAGATCGATGTCCGCGAAGTCTCCATTGTCAACGTGCCGGGTACTCCCGGCTCCCAAATCGAAGATGTGCGCGGCGTGACCGCGAAACAGCAGTACACCGAAGTCCTTGGCGCGGTTGGTGTTCTACTTGATCGTTTTGACCAAATCGCGGATACGCGTGGGAATGTCTCGGAAAACCGAAAGGCGGAGGCTCTTGAGCTTGCGGATCGGCTTGATGAACTCTCAGCGCGTGCGCGTGCCTTTGCATCCCAAAAGGATGACGATGGTGCGGGCGATACGGTCCCTGACGACGTTCTACTCGAACTCGAAAAGGCGTTCGGTAGGGCTTGAGAAACAAATATGCCAACAATTTTTGAACTTCAAGAACAAATGAATGAAGCGCGGTCGAAGGCCAATGCGCTTTACCAATCGTTCCCAACTAAGAAGCTGGCGGGCGGTCAAGAAGCGCGGGATATTCCAGCCGATAAGGTTGGAGAACTGCGTGAAATGAACGACGCCATGACTAAGATCGCCGATGACCTGCGCGCATTGCAGGGATTCGATGAGATGGTCAAGCAACCAGAGGAGCGCGCTAAGGTTCGCGGTGACCTGTCGGTGCCGGCTGAATCAATAGGGCTTCGAATCGCACGGACTCCAGATTTGCGCAACGCGCTCAAGTCGGGTGTGCCGGTGGATATGGATGTCCGAACGTTGATGACGACTACGGCGGGCTTTGCTCCTTTCGTTCAGCGCGAAAGCAACGTGGTTCCAGCTCTTAGCTATCCGCTCGGATTCCTTCCGTACGTGCAGATTGTGCCAACTGGTCAAAATTCGACCAAGTTTATGAAGCAGTCCACGCGGACGATTCCGGCGAATCCGAAGGCGCAGGGTGTTTCGGCTGATGAGGCAACCGTCGTTTACACGGAAACCACTTCGCCGATCCAAACAATCAGCGTTTACATTCCAATCTCGCTTGAGCAATTGGAAGATGAGTCCGGTTTGCAGGCATTGATCGAAAACGATTTGATGCTTGGTTGCCGCCAATCGCTCGATTATGAGATCACCGCGGGTACTGGTACTTCACCAAGCCTGACTGGTGTCTTGAACGCTTCCGGGAAGCAGGCCTATGCCAAGACCGGTAGTGATTCGAACTTTGATGCGATCCTCAAGGGTCTGGTCAAGGTCGAAACCGCTGGCGGATCGGGTGGTCGAGGCGGACGGTTTGCCGCTCCAAACCTTCTTCTGATGAATCCGACTGATATGCAGTTGCTGCAACTCACTCGGACGGCTGACGGTGTGTACATCCTTGGGAACCCAGGGAACGCGCCGTTCACTCAGGTTTGGGGTTGCACGGTCGCCAAGTCGCTCAACATGACGGCTGGCACTGTGGCCGCGCTGGACACCTCGTTCATGCGCGTGCGGCTCCGAAAGGACGCGACTATCTACATGACCGATTCGGATGATTCTGATTTCAAGAAGCGGATCATCAAACTCCGATGCGATATTCGCGCCGGTTTTGAAATCTGGTCGGACGAAGCGATTTGCGCCGTTACCGGAATCGCATAAGAACAAAAGGAGAAATTGAAAGAAAATGGCTGATCTCGCTGGAAATGACCGCTCGCCGGTCTACTGCGTCAAATTGAACCTTACAGGTTCCGCGTCCACAACCGGTACGTTCGCTTCGATTGCGAATCCGCACGGTGCCGCGCTGATTATCTTTGATCGCGTGTTGAACGTGACCACTCAATCAACAGGTGCTTGCACTTTGGATATCGGCGTCGGCGCAACATCGAGCACGTCAAGCGATACCCTGATCGATGGTATCTCCGTAGCGTCGGCGGGTGTGCTTAGCACTGCCGGTGCTAACGGTGGTACTTACCGAACATGGTCCGCTACTCAGTGCGTGACTGTGACCGAAGCATCGGGTGATGCTGCTGGTCTGGTTGGAACGCTTTACGTTTACTACACGTTCGCGTAAGGCTTCAACCGAGTCCACTCACTCCAATAACCAACCCCTGGGAAACCGGGGGTTTTTCTTTTTGAATCGTTTTGGATATTCGAATCGTTCTTAAATACGGGTAACTGGTATTGCGAATACCGGGTGTGTTCGTCTCCACAAAAACACAAGCAAAGGGTCATTCCGGTAACGGAGTGGCCTTTTTGTTTGCCTCCCGGCGGTTAGTACGGTTAGATGAAATCGGCTTGGCCAACCACTACCGAACTCGATAACTACCTTGCGGGTATCGGTGTCGCAACTCCAACCGGGATTGATACACAAGACACGATTGACGCGGCGGTGCAGACGTGGGAATCGCTTGTTGGTGTAACTCCGTGGAAGGCCGATGCAACGGCGTCGGATCGAACCTTCACGCTTCGCGGAGAAACGAACCTATCAATTCCGCCGTGTGTGTTGGTCGAGTCGGTTTCAATCGCGGGTGAGGAACTCACGGTAACAACGGATTGGGCGGCGGCTCCCTATGGTGCAACCACGAATTCCAAGCCGTACACCTACATCGAATTCAGGAATCGGTACGCGTCGGAAATCGGTGGGGTGACTATCTCCGCTAAGTGGGGGTACCAATCCACGATCTTCGAAGATGTTTGGTTCGCGGTACGCGATCTTGCGATTGGCAATATCCTGATGTCGGCGGGTATGAAGTCCGCGTATTCGGGCGGTTCAATTGTGGCGGGCGCGATCAAGGAAGTGCGCCAAGCCGATGTGACGATCAAGTACACGGAATCGGGCGGGTATGGCCAGGCCTATAAGAACGCTCAAGTCCTAGCAAGCCGGTACAGGGTGCGGTCTCTATAATGGCTCTCGTGCTCAAGCCACATACTGCGACAATCATGTCCGTCTCGGATGCGCTTGGTGGCAGCGGCGAAGTCAAGGGTGATACTCGGGCTTCCGGTGGCTCGGTGGCTGGTCAACTGTGCAACCTCTCGCCGGTCCAGGCTTTGGAACAATTCGGATTCGATACCCAAAGTGGCGGGAAGTGGCTCCAAGATGTTGATGCGGCGGATTTGAAACCGGGTGATCACATTACGGTAAGTGGTCAAAAGTACGCGGTTCGCACGTCGCGGGTGGTTTACAACGCGGTCGCGGGGCTTGAATATGAAGCGTATTTGGTGGAGCGTGTGAAATGACGTTGCAAGCAGCTTATGAAGGAGTGCGTGAAGCCATTACCACCATCGTGGGGGATACGTGGAGCGTGACGGTGGTCACCGCTCAAAGTGCACAGGAACGGACGGATGAGTTTGCGTACATTACGCTCGACGGCGCGGCGGAACTTGCCAATTCGGTGAATTCGGTCAATGAGGAATGGGCGTTCCCGTTCCTGATTATTGGGCGTCTTGCGCTCGCGGATGGTGAAGATGCGGAGTTGGTCGGCATCACTAAGGCGGGGGAGCTTCACGCGGCTTTGCTGGCGGTTCCGAATCCCGGTGAAGGGTTTTCACCGCTCGTTCGGTCGGTGACCGTTCAACCGGCGGATACGGCGGATGGATTTGTAGATGTTACTCTTTCGTACACAGTTCAGACAATCGTTGACCGATAATGGGAGTGTTTACGTCACCTACGCAGTTGAGAATCCACCAACGGGCGCGGTTTGCCCGTGTGATTGGGGACATGAAGAAGGTCCACCAAATGACGGCTCGCGGCGGCCGGAAGGATTTTCGGGAATCGACTCAAGGCGGCGTCAAGACGGATACGCTTCGCAAGATGGGTCACCCGTTCGGGCGGATCAGGTCCGGTAATGTGGCGACGGGCGGGCGCGGAATCTCCGGCGATGGCCGGCGGTTTGTGGGAAGTGGCATCAAGGGTCAAGTCACGCGAAAGGGTGTGCTTCGTCCGCTCCCAATTAACCAGCAAACCGGGAAGCTCCATGCCGCAATTCGTTTGGCTGGTCCTTCTGGCATCCACATGGAATACCGTCTGTTCAGCGCGGTTCCTTACGCGGGCTTTGTGCTCGCTCCCGAAGGGACGCGGTACATGGTCGCTCGTGGTCTGCTTGGTCCTCGTGGGTTGCTTCGCAAGCGTCACCGGGCGCGGATGGCTGCGCTCGTGGATGTGGTCCGAAAGTCACAGGGGGCTCCGTGAGTATCAAACCGTACTACGAGCATCAAGGGATTACGATTTATCACGGTGACTCGCGCGAGCTGGTGCCGTTGCTTGGCGAGATTTCAGTCGTGGCTACCGATCCGCCTTATGGTATGAATTATGCAAGCAATCGGTCACCAAAGCACTTGCAGAAAGGCGGGGTATTTGGTGATGATGAATTCCCATCTTGGGTATTTGGGATTGAATTTTCAGTAGCAATGTTTGTTTTTTGTCGGTGGGATAACCTAACTGATATTCCAAGGCCAAAATCGTTTATTGCATGGGATAAGGTATCGCACGGGATGGGTGACTTGTTGCATGAATTCGGGCGTCGTTGGGAAGGGTGTGCATTTTACCCTGGCCCAAGTCACAAGTTCAATCAGCGTCCAGTGGACGTGATTCAGGTTCCAAGAGTGCCTGCTCAAAAAATGGTTCACCCTACAGAGAAGCCAGTTGATTTGCTCGTGCGGTTGCTTTCGTGCCTTCGGTTTGACGGGATGGTGCTTGATCCGTTTATGGGGTGTGGTTCTACATTGTTGGCTTCAAAAGCTATGGGTCACAAGGCAGTCGGTATTGAGATTGAAGAGCGATACTGCGAGATCGCGGCGATGCGATTATCCCAAGACTCGCTATTTTACGAAGAACCGTCAGTAGCTGTTTAATTGACACACTAACTAAATGAGCATCAAGCCGTACTATGAGCATCAAGGGATCACGATTTACTGCGGTGATTGCCGG